CATGAGTGCACTTGAGTATGCTGTGTCGGGAAGTATAACTCTCAACGTGGTCTTGATCACGTACTTGTGTATTTCTAGGCTGGGCGCTAGGAAACTTAAGCAGGCTCTTAATACTGAAAAGTCAATCAACATCGTGATGACAAAAGCAGTGTCAGAGTTGAGCGAAGGGCCACTTCAGGAAAGTCATAAGTAATGGAGTGGGACAAGCTCATATCTCTAGTGCAGAATCCGTGGTCAGGGCTAGTGGCAGTGTTGTTTATTATCGCAGCATGGTGGGCACGTGGTGGTTCTGACTGGTGGCTCAAGCGCGGCGATCAATCTGCTAAGCAGCGACTTGATAAAAAGAAAGTTGACGATGATTTCTTAGCTGCAACAGCTCAGCGGCAATACGATCAAATTGCTGGGGGTTTCAAAACGGCTTTAGACTTGATGAGTATACAGCGCGATAGAGACGTGTCACGTATTGCGCATCTTGAATCGCACGTAGACCGCCAAGATAAAGAGCTAGATGAGGTACATAAGCAACTCGCTGATTGTGTGGAAGACCGACACAAGTTACATGCACAGGTTGATAAACTTTCAGCGCAGATAAGCCACTTAAATGGAGAACCTATACAGTGATTAACTTTTTACTCTCTTTCGTTCGGTTTAATCGCGATGGCCTATCGTCGCGCAACTGCCACTCGTAACGCTGTGGCAGACGCTGAAGGCGATTTGCTTGACGGTGGGTCGATCGCTGCTGGCGGTACACTGCTCGGCACGCTCACCTTTAATGCGACTGCGTTCGGTGCTCCTGCTACAACCGACTAAGTAATACTCAACAACCCAAGGTGACCTATGGCCTCTCTATTCAAAATCGGCGCCGTCCCGCGTGATGCGGCGGCAGACGGTGTTGCGGACGCTTTCGACGGTGGCACGCCGCCGGCGCGCATCGAGCACCGCACCGGTGCCCAACCGACTAACGTCGCGGATGCGAGCTCGGGCACGCTGCTCGGCACGAACATTATGAGCAACCCGGCCTTCGGCGCGGCATCGGCCGGCGTGGTCACTGCCAGCGCGATCACGGATGACAGCAGCGCGGATGCGAGTGGCACTGCCGGCTACTTCCGCTGCTACACCGGCGCGGGCGGCGATACGGCCGCGCTCGCGCAGGGTAACAGCGGCACGAGCGACGCGGATGCGATCTGGGATAACAACGTGATCGTCGCCGGCGGTGAAATCGCGATTTCGTCATTCACCATCACCATGCCGATCAGCTAAGCGGCGCGGGCAACCAATCAAACCAATCGAAGGAAAACAGATCATGCGCAGGATCCAACATGTCGGCGGAAGTTTTGCACCGCCTTTGACAGATGAGCTGCTCGCCAACTATGCGGAACTGGCGGACACGGCAGAGCCGGAAATCCGCGACGCCATGCTCACGCTGCACAAGTGTGCCGCAGCCTGGTGGGAGCAACCGGAGAGCACTTCTCCCGGCCGGCCGCACATGTCCGGTCGCGGGACGATCATCGCACTCGACAAACCGATCGCGGCGGCGCTGTGGGACTTGATTCCTTGGACGCGAGAGCTGGTGAGCATGGGCGAGCTGTTTGCAAGCGTGCAGGCTGATGAGGTCGCGCGTAACAGCGTCAAGCTGGCGGCGTGGCGTTCGGCCGTGACAGAAGCGATTGCCCGCGCCATGCTCCCTGGCGGTTCCATTGTGGCGCTACAAGCGAAAGTCAACTTTTATCACGAGATCAAGCGACTATGCGGAACCGTCGCAGGAACTTGGGGGAGTGGGATCGCTGAGTACGTGCTCGACAAATTATTCGCTGGTTCCAATGTCGAGGCGGCGCAGCAGGCGGCGAACGAATATACGCTGGCGCTCAAGCTTGCGTTTTCCGGTGCATCCGCGCCGCCAGTTCCACGGCCAGAGCTTGAACCGACGCCTCTCCGCGATGCCGCGCACCACCTGCTCTGGTTCGCCCGCGAGCTTGACATGGACCGGGAGCCGATCACGAAAGACAAGCTGTAGGCGCGCGGCCGTGTCACAGATTTTCCAACGCGGACTAAGGTCCGCGTTTTTTATAACAGGGCAACGCTGACGGCATCACTGAAAACGATCCATGCCACTAATTTCACACTGGAAGCTCGACGACAACGCCGCCAGTACGACGGTTGTGGCGACGGTCGGCAACAACGGCACGCTTGGAGGTGGGGAGAATACGTCCGCCAAGCACACGGTCGTGTCATGGGGACCAAGCGGATCGATCACGTCGGCCTTCGATCTCAACGGCACCGATGATGTAGTTAGTATTGACGTTGGTTCGCCAGACATTAGCGTAATGGAGTTTGCTCTCTCCATATGGGCAAAGCTCGACGCTGTCCCTGGGTACTTGGTCGGAACCGCCGGTTCGGATGCGGATTCTTTCGGCGTGCTGGACGACACTACGGTACGCTTTCGCAGCAACGTGACCGATATTGCCTTCACGGTTCCCTCACTAGGAACAACGAATCAGCATCACTTTGTCGTCACGCGGGACTCGCTCAATTTCGTCCGCGTGTACGTTGATGGCGTGGAAAGTTCCACCGGCGCTCAGTCGCTCGCGGCGACATTTGATCCGCGGCGACTCGGCTTACGCAACACAACGTTTTTCAACGGCCTGGTGGCCGACCTGCGAGTTTACGATCATGCACTCAGTGAATCCGAAATCCTTGACCTTTACGACGCCAGCGGTGCCGGCGGCGAGATCGCTACATACTGCGGTATCGGCGGAACAACCGACAGTTCGACCAAATATCGGGTGCGCTGCGACACGGTGGGATCAACGGTGCAGATTGAGTACAGCACCGCGAGTGACCTGTCTGGCAGTACGACGAGCACTGGGTTCACCGTTACCAATGCTGATGATCGGGTTGGGGAAGAGGAGATTACGGGCCTATCTGCGGACACGGTCTATCACTATTCGATAGTGATTGATGGCACTCGCAAGCACGCTTCTCCCTTCCCGTTTTTTAAGACGTTTCCGGCCGCCGGCGTGGACGCAAATCTGAAAGTAATTTTTGGTTCATGTCAGCTTAGCGGTGACGAATCAACCATATTCGCAGCGATTGCGGCGGAAGATGCAGATCTCTTTATTCACCTGGGCGATTTCGGATACACCGACTCAACACAGTTAATAAACCAGCGAACAAATTACAGGGCACAATATAATGACGACTTTCTTACGGAAATAGTCAACAAAGTCACCCGCGCCCACATCTGGGACGATCACGACTACGCCGGCAACAATAGCCACGGCGACATGTCAGGCAAGGCCAACTCCCTTCAGGCTTTCAAGGAGTATCTATCGACGCACGCGCTGGCGAACGGCAGCAACGGGCTGTGGCGCAAGTTCACGGCAGCCAACGCCGAATTCTTCGTGCTCGACTCGCGCTATCAGCGCGAGGGAACGAAGGTGCGCTTCCCAACATCGGCAGGGACTACGTTCACCGCTGACAGCGGATCGGGCACGGCATCGCTCGTTCTCAAAGCAGCCGACTCACCTTCCGCCGTCGATGATTTCTACAACGGCTATTACACCGAACTCGAAGGCGTCGTGCGCCGCGTGACTGATTATGTTGCCGCAACGCGCACCTGCACGCTCAGTGCTGCCGTGACAGGGTTGGACAATGCCACGACTTACTATTTACGTAAGGCGTCCTTTTACGACCAGGACATGATCGCCAGCGGTCAAACCGACTGGATAATCAGCAACATCAATAGCTCGACGCGCCGCTGGAAGGTCATTGTCTCAAGCACGGCCATGCACCCCAGCGGTGGATCGACGGACACGATTGGCGGCTGGGACGCTGACCAAATCGAACTGAAGTATCTCTGGCAAGAGATCACTGCTGACGATGTGGTGTCTATCTCAGGCGACCGGCACGGCGCGGGCATCGACGACGGGACTAACTCGCACTGGCCAGAAGCATGCATCAGCCCGTTCAATCAGTCAGACATTGGCGTGGTTGGAACGTGGTCCGAAGGAATAGATAACACCGGCCATAAATACGGTGTCCTGGAAATCGACGGCACAACGGACGAATTAACGCTGACATGCAAGGACGCAGACGGAACGACAACGGCCGGCGTAACGCCGCTGGTGATTGCGTCCGCCGTGTCTTCGTTTACTGCCACGATCGGCGCAACCCTCGGTGCATTCACCGCCTCCCTTTCCGCCACATTCGCCCCCGGCGAGAAAACCGCTTCGATCGCCGCCGACCTCGCGCCGGCGGTCGCCGCGCTCGAAGCCTCGTTCACGCAGCCGGCCTACACGGCCAACATCGCGTCCAACCTAGCACCCGTCACCGCGGCGCTCACCGCGACATTTGAACCGGAGAGCTACACCGCGAGTATTGCGGCCGCTTGTGGCGTAGTCACTGCCGCACTGGCAGCTACGTTTGAGGCTGGCGAGGGCCCGAGCTTCGCCAGCGTCGGCACGCTTGGCACTGGCGTACGTTCGACGGGTGGCACGTCCACCACGATCACAACGAGCGCCACAGCAGAAGCCGGCAACGTGGTCATTGTCGCCGTCGGCAAGGACAATACGCAGACCACGGACGGCGCGACCAACGAAGTTACTGGGGTGACCGATTCGGCCGGCAATACCTATGAGAAGGCTGGTGAGTTCACCAACGGGGAAGGTAGTGCAGGAGCGGGCGCGACCGTCGCTGTGTTCTTAAGCCAACTCGAAACACAACTCGACAGCGGCGGCACGATCACTGTCACGCATGATTCACAAACGGATGTCGCTTGCTCCGCCTGGGAATTCACGACGACCCTGAGCACGATCGCACTGGCCGGCACGGCGCAAACGCTGGCCAATGATGCCGCCGACCCCGGCAGTATGAGCATCAGCGGACTGGCGGAGGGGAGTCGGCTGTACTTCCGCGCCATTGCCAGCGAATCGGAAACAGCGACCGCGCCGACACCGACCAGCGACTATACCGCGATCGATGGCGCGGTGAGCACAACGGCCGGGCAGCCACACGCGAATATATGTATCGCCGGCGAGTTTCGTATCGTCTCCGGTACGGGCAGCACCAGCGATCCCACCTTGGAGGATGTCGATTCGGCCAGTCTGTTTATTGCGATCGGCGAAGGGGCGGGATCTTTCGCTTCAGCGATCGCAGCAGCGCTCGGCCCGGTCACGGCCTCACTGGAAGCCACGTTTGCGCCCGGCACGAAAACAGCGAATATTGCCGCGAGTGTCGGGCCTGCAACTGCCGCGCTCACCGCCACGTTTACGCCGCCACAGTTCAGCGCGGCGATTGCTGCCGATCTTGCCCCGGCGTCGGCCGCAGTCTCCGCGACATTCACCCAGCCGGCCTACACAGCAAACATCGCCGCTGACCTTGCGCCGGCCACGGCTGCGTTGGCAGTGACGTTCGATCCCGGAACCAAGACGGCCAATATCGCCGCCGACCTGGGAGCGGCCACAGCAGCACTGACAGCCACGTTCACGTCACCGACGTTCGCCGCCGCCATTGCCGTCGCGTGTGGGCCTGTGACCACCGCGATCCAAGCCACGTTTACACTGGCGGGAGCGCCGTTTGTCGGTTCGCCCGCCGCCAGCGCGGATGATGGCTGGTGGAATGACGTTGAAACATTCGTGAATAACGGCGCGTCGGTCATCGCCGGCAACTCTGCCGGGACCGCGACCCATGCTTTTTTCCGCTTTCCCAACGTGACGATTCCCGTGGGCGCCACGATCACAAATGCCGTGCTGACGTTGACGTTCGCCGGCGAGACGGCCGGCTATACAGGTGAATTAGCAATCGTTGCCTGCGACGAAGACGACTCGGCACAGATTGCTGACAGCGACGACGCGGACGGCAGGCCGGAGACCACGGCCTCTGTGGCCTGGGAACCAGGTGATTCGTCTGACAGCAGCCCCGTCGATACGCCAAATTTGTCAACCGTGCTACAAGAAGTGCTTAATCGCCCTGGCAGAAGTTCTGGCGATGCGATTCAGCTTTTCGTAAAGCAAGTGGATCTAAACCAAGCCTATGGTTTTTACGCGATCGACAACGGCTCGATGGAAGCAGTGTTGACGGTCGCCTACACCGAAGACGCCTTTGCGGCAGCGATTTCAGCGGCACTAGGGCCGATGACAACTGCGCTCAATGCTTTATTCACAGAGCCTGTCTATTCTGCCGCTATCGCCGCCTTACTCGCGCCCGTCAATGCCGCCATGACCGCAACTTTCGTCGAGCCAATTTACGAGGCTGCCGTGGCGGTCGAGTTAGCAGCGGCGACGGCTGCACTGGCGGTGACTTTCGAGCCGCCGATTTATGAGGCCGCGATTGCGACCGAACTGGCGCCCGTGACGGCGGCGCTAACGATCCAACATGCGACGGCAATCTTTGAAGCATCGATCACGGCGAGCCTCGCACCGGCGACTGCGGAAGTCTCAGCCACGTTTGACCCCGGCACGAAAACGACTAGCATTGCAGTTACATGCGCTCCATTGATTGCTGCACTATCCATCAGCTTTGAGCAGCCAGTGTATGAAGCGGCGCTCGCGGTGGATCTTGGCGCGGTGACAACAGCGATGGGAGTGAGCTTTGATCAGCCCGCGTTTGCGGCGGCGATCGCAGGGAACCTTGCACCTGTCACTGCGGAGATCGTAGCAACGTTCGCGGCGGGGGAAAAGACGGTTAACATCGTATCGATGTTAGGCTCGATAGTGGGGAGCATAACAGCAAACGTAGTTAACCCAGTATTATACGTTGGTCCACCTCCTGCAGGTCGGATAGAGACGCGTCAAGCTGGTATAGCTATGAGTAGCCAGTCTATAGGCGCAAGCATCGTTCAAGGAACATACAATGAGTTGCGAATTATTCGTCGGTGAAGACAACTTACTCGCGCTGTCCGGGCTTAAAAACTCGCACGGTGAGTATGTGAACAACGCTGTCGTTGAGTTGAGCGTGTCTCCCGGGTTAGCCGCGCAGCTCATGGTGTACGTTGAAGATAGTAATGGTGTTTATGAGTACGTGGTTCAGAATGGTGCGCCGGTATTAACTGAAGACAGTGAGTATGAAGTCACCATTCACGCTGAGTGGGACGAGGATGGCGACGCAAAAGAAACAGAGCTCAGCGAGACCTACCTGGCAGTTGTTCGCACGCGTGCGTATGGCACAGATGTGTATGCGACGTGCGATGATTTGTACATGATCTTTGGTCGTAGCAACGTCGATAAGTGGAGTGACGTTGATAACGACCAAGATGAAAGCTTGATGCGTGAACGCAAGGCTTGGGCACTGCACTTAGCTTCCCGGGAGCTTGATGACGCATTACGCTCAGGTCCGTATGGTACACCATTTGAGCTGCCGTATCCGACTACTCTTATTGATGCTACAGCGCGACTCGCAGGCGTGCTGCTCTACGAGTCACGCGGCCTAGTTGATGAAGAAAGCACAAGTGTTATGCAACCTCATCGTGATCGTGTGTTGCGATTCACGAAGCGCGTGTTGGGCGGTCAGCTGATCATAGGCGATAAGCTTGCCACTATTGGTCTGCCAGTGGTAGTAAAACAGGTGTACGATTGATCGCACGCGCACAACTTTTGGCACGACGCGGGCAGGCAGAGATCGACCGGCTGCAACGCCGCGGCGTGAACGCATCTCGTCGCATGAGCGCGCAGCTCCGTCAGATCGCCACCGCGGCATTCACAGCTGGCAGGCCTCTCACGGGCGTACGCGAGCAACTAATGCGAGCGCTTATCCCACAGCTTAGAGACGCGATGCTTGCGACGCATCTCGTCGGTGTAAAAACGGAGCGTAGTCTCTTAGGTTTACGACTCTCTGTCTATGATGCTACGCTACGTGTACTTGGCAATTTGCTTAATCTCGATACGCGCGCGCTCCAGTTGCAATATCAAACGCAAGCGATTCGTATCAGTAGCGAGGTAGGTGATAAGGTTGAGCGCGAGTTACGAGAGACGATGAACGACCTGATCGCTGAGGGAGCGCACGTCGCAGAGGGTAAAAAGGTCCTGGGCGACGCGTTTAATAGATTGGGCCTCACTGCCAAGTCAGACTATCTATTAGAGACAGTCTATCGCACACAAACACAAATGGCTTACGGTGCTGGTCGTTGGGAGGCAGATCAAGATCCTGCTGTGCAGGAGATCTTATGGGGCTACACATACACAGCTGTCATGGATGATCGCACTCGTGATTCGCATGCTGCGCTTGATGGTGTGACGTTGCCTAAGGAGCACCCGTTGTGGGAGACGATCTGGCCTCCTAATGGTTGGAACTGCCGGTGCGCTGTGATTCCTATTTTCGAGGAAGAGGAGAGCGTACTGCCAGGCGTGGAGGGCCAGGCCGACGACGGCTTTGGCTTTAATCCGGGCAGGATTTTCACGAGCGCGAGAGCACTATAACGGTATATTCTATGGCAACTATGACTCGTTCGATGATATATCGACTCAGCACTGCGCCTGCCATCGCAACGGAGGATCCTCTCGTCTTTGAGAAAGAAGCCATCTACGTCGACGATCATTTCATCGATGGAGACGGGCATGAGTTCAGCGTCACTGAGGACGAGATCGACCACTGGCATAACACTGCGTGCTCATTCATTGAGAACGGGCTTGAGATTCCCATTCCCGTTGAGCACACTGAGGACCCAGAGAAGTGCCGTGGGAAGGTAGTAGGATCACGCGTCGGCATTAATAAGAAGGGCAAGAAAGCGCTCTATCTTAAGACAAAGTTTCGCGACCTTGAGGCTGCCAAGCTGGCCCTTACTAGCGACGTCAGTATTTTCGTTCCCAATTCACATCGCGACGGCAAAGGTCGGTCTTATTATCGACCAATCAAACACTTCGCGCTAACCAATTATCCCGTGATCCCAGGGCTTGAGCCGTTCGCTCCGATCGTTGCGAGCCTTAAGAAGAGGAAGAAAGCCATGAAGCTGTCATTAGCCACCGTCGCTGAGAAGCTCGGGATCACCGTCGCCGACAAGGAAGATGCCACGCTCGAGGCAGAGATCGTGAGCATGTTCACTGAGCTCACTCGTCAGCTTGAAGAGAAGGATAAGCCAGACCCTGAACCTGAGCCTGACGTCGCTGCCTCGCTGTTGAGCGTGCTACGCGAAAATCGCGAGCACAAGCTCGACGGGCTCGTGACGACTGGCAAGATCACACCTGCGGTCTGCAAGGACCTCAAGGCGAAGTACTGCGTCGACGCGCCACTCAAGCTCAGCTTGACGAAGAAAGACTACGACGACGGATTCGATGTCGTCGTTGCGAGTCTTGCGAAGAACGACCCAGTGACGTCGTTCGGTGAGAAAACCGGCGGGCAGAAGCTTTCGCATTCGCTCAAGCCCGAAGACAATCCGACCATTCGTGACGCCCAGCGGCGTCGTGATGCCGCTCTTAAGAAGAGGTAGAACTTATCATGGCAGTGCTACACGAAAAGCCGGTCTCCATCGGGGACCTGATTAAGTCCGAGTACGACGCCGCGTACTGCCGCGAGTCGAAGCTCGTGACGAACCCCGAGGCCACTGAGATCACGCTCGTCGTGGGATATCCCATGGACGACAACGTGCCGCTCGAAGCCGCCGGCATTGCGAATTGTGACGGTTTACTCATGGAGCACGCTGTGCTCGCAGGGAACGAGGTACGGCTACTGCCAGTGCTCGCGCGCGGACCGTGCACCATCGACGATGATGCGCTGCCGACTACGGACTACGCGGACGCGGCTATTAATGCTGCCAATTTCCGAACAGCCATCGATGCGATCGAGCCGAAAATCATCCGGCGCTTTGAGCCGCCGCATCAGACTGAGCACGACACGTAAGTTGTGCTTTATATTGCTGATCATCTAATACAGGACTTCGTATCGTGGGACTACTCGATGTATTCAACGAGGACGCCTTCAGCGTGATCTCGCTGACGGAGTCTATCAATCTAATGCCGTATGTGCCTGGACGCATCGGCCGGTTAAACCTTTTCGGCGGCAAGGGCATCACGACAACTGTCGCGAGCATCGAGTACAAGAACGGGACGCTTCAGTTGATCCCGTCCGCGGCTCGTGGCACCATGCCCAACGTGAACGGGCAAGTCAAGCGGCGCCTGCGGACTTTCGCAGTTCCGCATTTTCCGCTTAACGACGCTGTTCTCGCTGACGAAGTTCAAGGCGTGCGCGCGTGGGGAACTGAGGACGGCACGCAGCCAGTGACTGCTCTTGTCAATGACAAGCTCGAATCTATGCGACAGAGCTTTGAGATGACCCATGAGTGGCTGCGGATCGGCGCGCTCAAAGGCGTCGTGCTCGACGCTGACGAGAGCTTTACGCCCATCTACAATTACTTCGACGAGTTCGGGATCACGCAAGAAGTTGTTGACTTCGACTTGGCCACAGACGACGTCAAGATGAAGGCTCTCGAGGTCATTCGGTTGATGGAAGACCTATTAGGCGCCACGCCATACACTGGCATTCGCGCGATCTGCGGAAACAACTTCTTCGATGCGCTCATCTCAAATCCGAGCGTGAAGGACGCGTATGGAACTTACATGGAAGACCGCTTCGCGCTAGTCCAGCAAGACCGCGAGAACGGCTTCGAGTTCGCCGGTATCATCTGGGAGAACTACCGCGGCAAGCTCGGCGACTTGGAGTTCTTCGACACTGACCAAGCCGTGTTCATTCCCATCGGAGTGCCCGGTCTTTTCCAAGAGGTCTATGCACCTGCAGACTTTATGGAGACTGTGAACACAGTCGGCAAGCCGATCTACAGCAAGCAAGAGCGGATGAAGTGGGATAAGGGCGTTGAGCTGCACTCGCAGTCGAATGTTCTGCCACTCGTCACGCGCCCGAAATTGCTGATCAAGGGAATCAACGGAGCCACGAGCGAGAGCGCGAGCGGAAGTTAGTGCAGCCTGGACGTAGCGGCGCCACGGGCCGGGCCTAACAGCCCGGCTCGTGTCGTATATACACCGATGATTGCTGTAGATATTAAGCTCGATCTCAGCGGCATGGCGAAGTATCGCTCAGCGATCGATCAGCCAACTGGTCCAGTGCGCGATATGCTAGTGCAGTGGGCTACTCGCTATCGCGCATTCATACAGCGACGCTTTGACAGATATAGCAAAGGCGGCGGTGATTGGCCGTCGCTGGCCACAAGCACTATTGCTGGGCGGCGTAAAGGCAAAGGAAAAAGACGAGTCACAATCCTTCGAGATACAGGCACGCTTTTCGCCGCGCTCAATCCTGCATTCGATGGCAGGCCTGGCAGCTTGCAGACTATCAACGGCTTGAGCGTGACAGTCGGATACGGTGGGCCGCAAGTTCATACAGGTGGACGCGCCACGATCGCCGCTATAGCTGCATATCACGATCAAGGCGGCGGAAACCTACCACAGCGGCAGATTATAGTGCCGCCAGATTCGAAGACGCTAGATGCGATGGCAAAAGATGCAGAGCGCGCCCTAACAAAGCTCGCTAAGGAGATGATCGGTTAATGGACCCGTTCTCGCTCGTGTACTCCGCGCTTTGGGATCTGGCGCTTGCGTCAGACCGACTCCTAGAGCTAGTGAAGCCGGGCAATCGTCTGCGCTTTGATCAGACTACGCGAGACCCATTCAAAGATCAGATTCAAGATGCAGATATGCCAGAGCTGTCGCTCTTCCCGTTAGGTACAGCATCGATGAATTTGCATAGCACGTCTTGTTCAAGTCAGATCAAAAGAGCGTTTGCATGGATGCTTGCAACTGGTGATGTGCGCGTATCGTACCGATCACTGCCAGTACAGTGGGCATTGATGTGTGCGATGTCGAATTATAAGTCAGTGCTCACGCCGCTTGAATGGCAGGGTCAACGTTTCGTTAAGAAAGTCGAAGTGGTGCAAGTGACAGAGACACTGCTCGACACAACGCAGAATCGAAACATACGTGGCTGGTCGTCGATCATGAATGTCGAGATTGACTTTATCTTTTCAACGACTGCAATGATAGCCTATAATACAGAGGGATCATCCTCATGAGCAAGCGATCCGGCCGATGGGCAGTCGTAGATGGGCAGAGCACAGTTCGCCAATGGGGAATCAATATCCTCAGCGAGCCCAAGCCTTATGTTGCCAGTAACACACGTGGCGGTACAGGTCGTGTGCGTGGCGTACGAGACTGGAATGGCAGCTTCGGCGCATACGGCCATACACCGTTATTGCTGCCAGGCGAATTTTTTGAATTCAGCGGGTACACTGCTCCAAGTGACGACACAGAGGGCGGGAGCGGGCCCATCTATACAGGACCTGCCATCGTTGATTCACTCGCGCTTGTATGGAACTGGGGTAGTGGCGACATTCAAAGTTACACTGTCAACTTCAGCGGCAACGGCGAAGTTGAAGAGTCAGATGGCACAATGTCAGATGTCACTGAACCGACTGTGCCGCCGTTTGACGACGTGAGCATCTTCATAGATGAAGGCGACGATGAAGGTAGTGGCAGTGGATCGTTCGCTGAGTGGTGCGATCTAGTTTCTGCCACGTTGACATTGAGTAGCCCGAATAAGTCGAGCGTGAATTCATGCAGCGGCGGTTGGCGCACTCGTTCGCCTGGGCCTATCGACTGGACACTAAGCGTGTCAGCGGAAGAAGTCAGTCGCATCGCACTGCCATTCGACATTGGTGATGATGTTCGACTTCGTATTAAAGTCGGCGATGGAGAAAACGATCGCTGGCTGCTGCGTTGGGCACATGTCGTAGACATGACAGGTCTTACACTCAACCGTGAGACTGGTGACTACGCACAGATGACAATTAACTTTGGGATGGCTGGGTTCGTGAATGGGCAGACAGGACTCATCTCTGCGCCGGGTGCCACGCAGTGGTGGCCGTTTTCATGAGTAGTGATTATAGTAAATCTCGTGCAATCATGACAGGCGCTTCGCGTCCGCTTGAATTCATTGACGGCACTGTATACCAGATGCGGCCATTGCGAGACTGCGATATCGCTGAAGCTGATCATTGGCTGCAAGCTCGTTTCTTGAAGATAGGACGTGCAGGCTTTACATCAAAAGAAGACGAGGAGCGACTGTATCCTGGGCTCGTAGCGCGCGCAATGAATCTCAGCATGGTGAGCGGCGAAGGCGCAGAGATGATGGCATCTCTTGACGGATTCGCGTACTTAATAGTGCTGTCTTGTCGGCAAGACCATCCGGACATAACTGTTGAAAGCGTGCGAGAGAAGCTCGTAGACGCAAATAACATTCGAGAATTCAATGAGAAGTGGAGGATGCTTAACGCAACGCCGCGCCCTACGGAGCCGGCAGCACCGGCAAGCAAAAAGAAGTCTCGCGCGCGGAAGTCTACCGCCAACTTGCTCGTCGCTACGGATGGTCGAACGAAACGATTTCGCACTTAACTCCTGCTCAGATGTATGAGTACTTGATCACTAATGAAAACGATAGCGCGTTAAGCGACACGCTGTCGTTTACGAATAAGCGGGAGATGGACGCGTGGCTGACTCGGCAAGCATCAAGTTAAAAGGCGACAACTCTGATCTCAAGAGCAATCTTGACGAGTCTAAAGCGATGTTCACTGAGTGGGGCGTCGCGATTAAGACCCACATCGTGGGCATGGCACTGCAACTCGCGGCCAGTATAAAGTCAGCTGTTGTTGATAACATCAAGCAATCCTTTGCAGCGGCAGCCGAAGCAGAGGATGTTCTTACAAAGCTTGATGTAAAGCTCAAAGCGATGGGTGAGACAGCTGCACGTTCACGCTCGCAGATCTTAGATCTTACTAACGATCTCGCTAAGAGCACGCGATTCGACGACGAGAGCATTACACGTGCTCAGACACAGCTGCTCAACTTCTCAGAGATTAGCGGTGCGATGTTCGAGCGCACGCAGCGCGCGGCTGCGGACTTGGCCGAGAGCATGGGCCGCGATATTGTAAGTTCGACTCAGATGCTCGGTCGCGCACTCGCGAACCCTGAGCGTGGCTTTATGATGTTACGACAAGCGGGCATTACTTTCAATGAGCAGCAGCGCGACCAGATCAAGCTGATGGTTGAAAGTGGTAACTTGCTGGGCGCACAGAACTTGATTCTCGCTGAAGTCGAGAAGCGTTATAAGGGAGCCGCTGAAGCAGGCGTCGCGACGATGGTCGGGCAGATGGATCAATTCAAGAAAGCAATCGGCGATCTGCAGGAAGATATCGGCAATACGTTCCTGCCACTAATGAAGGAGCTTGTGCCAGTAGCGAAGGACTTCGCTGACACGATTCGTACTGATGTCGTGCCCGCCATCCAGATGTGGGTTGACTCAATGAAGGGGCTTGACTCCAAGACGAGTATTCCGAAGTGGGCAGACACATATGCTTCTGAGATGGAACTTGCCGCTATCGAGCAAGACCAGAAAGACATAGACATAGTTAGGTCCGGTACATACTGGCAGAAGTTAATGCGGCCTGGCTTAGATCTTACACAAGATCCGGCTGAAATGCAGAAGGCACTTGATAAGCGGAAGGCGGATTATAACGACGCGCGAGACGCTGTCAACGAGATGCATAACAATGAACGAAAGCGTCAGGAAAAGGCAGAGCGCGATAAGAAGGCGGCAAGTGACAAGGAGAAAGCCGAAGCAGACGCAACGGTTGCAGCATCAGTAGAAGAAGAACGTCAACGCGCAGCACGGGCAAGTGCTCGTGCTAAGTTGCACGGCGGCAAAGACAACATCATGATGGGCACGCTACCGCAGGCAGAGAAGTCCATCTTCGAGAAGATCGGCGACATGCTTCATGGAGCTGCCACGCGCGAACGCATACGTGAGATGGACGAAGCTAAGAAGCCGTTCACAAGCAACATCGAAGACTTAGTAGGCTTGAATCGTCGTATAAGCTCAGCAGCGGCTAGCACTCAGTCGCCCGAAGTGATACGGCTCGACAAGCTGGCTAAACTGACAGAGGAGCATATCAACAAAGCTAAGGAGGGCATCGGCAAGTTGCTCGAACCGCTCAATCGCATCGCTAAGAAGACCTTCGGGCTAGGGTAAGATATGGCCAACTATTCAAATACTGTTGTCTGCTGTGAGGAACACGGCACGAAGAGCGAGAAAATAAGCGAAGACGTAACTAATTGTCAAGTTACTCTTCGCTGTGCTTGGGCTAGCCGCTTCGCGCTTGTAGCAGACATCGTTGGTAACTCGCGCGCATGGCCATATTTAGGCGCGTGGACGCGTCCGCCTCTCGCACGAAGTTTCAGTATTGTTGGCGACGAGGCACTTGCTAGCACAGTCGGGCAATCACTTGAGTACATCGACGCGCTCGTTACAGTAGACTATGACAACACAACAGAAGCGGGCGAAGACACAGAGAATCCTGAGACGATAGTCAACGAGAGCATCGAGCCGAATCAAGAATTCCAGACACTTGACTATCGTAAGTTTAAGTGGACAGATGCGGCTGGTGATCCTCTTATGGAAGCTGAGGCACCTGGTAGGCCTCTTTTCTCATTGTTCTTAGTGCGCAACATAGTTAAGTGGAATCCGCCGTTACCTATTAGTATACTAGACAAGATCGGATGCGTGAACGAGGCGGCGTATGTAAGTGCTCGACTAGGGCTGACGTTCGCCATTGGCACGTTGCTCTATGTGCCATCGCCGCTCAGCCATGCTATAACCACTGAAGGCAGCCAGGCGTGGAACGTGACACTCAAGTTCGCGTATAAGAAGGAGGGCTGGAACAAGTTCTGGCGTGCGAAGACTAGCACTTACGAGCCCATCTGGCACTCTGAAGCCGCTGCCGAGTATCTGCATTATCCCGAGGAAGACCTCAGCCCACTGCTATTTTAGTTTGTTATGCGCGTAGAAGACATACCTATCAAGCGAAAGGGCGATCCTCTCCTGCATCAGGAGGTGAACGCTCTCGCACAGCATGCCAAAGCACAGCTTTTAGCTTCGCAACGTTGGGGTGACTACGAAGGCAGTAAGCAGTTAAGTCGCTCACGTTGGCTTGAAGCGACTAATGGTTCTGATGAGACCGTGCCGGCATATAGTGTGTTCGGCTTGTACGCGGCCACGACTGCTTTGAACGATCCGCCGCGCATTACGATTCATCAGATAGGGCTTGACAGCGATCAAGCAGTTCATCTTGGGCTGTTTACTAATGGCGACGAGCCTATTCCTGTGGGTGCGACTGGTCACTGCAAGCCAGTGAACCTATGGGAGACGACGCGCTTACGTGCAACTGGCGTCACAGCTGGGATGTGGTGTGGCCCAGACCCTATTGGCAGTTGGGAGTTGACTGCTAATCGCTTCGGGTTCTTTTGCCTAGGCTTAAGCGTAATCGCGAACGTCGTAGAAGTGATACGCGCTGTCGAGCCGATCACTGTCGTCGTTATGATTGAAGGCTGTAACCCAGCCGCAAATGGGCCAGTGATGGGCTCAGGCATGGGCTCAGTGTTCATGAG